GACCTCTACCGTAAGTACACTCATCTCCCGATGAGTGCCTTAGCTAGCAAGGAGGACTTACTTCAGACCAACCGGGAGGTTGTGCTTTAGTTCGTCTTTCCTTACGGTTTTCCTCATAAGGGAAAACCATCTAGCGGTAGTTCAAGTTTCTCTCGAGTCTATGGCGACCTGCCATGACTTGATCAAGAGAGACTTGGGTCCTGTCTGTTCTGACAGGGTAACGACGCTTGGCAGCGGCGTTGCGAGTAGTGCAAACGGGCTAGTCAGCCCGGCATGGACTCCTTCGTCGTGAGACGAAACAGAGGAATCTATGACACTACCTAGAACCGGTCCTTTCTCATTGTTATTGACGCCTAGTGCTCAGTACCGAGAGGACAAGACGTGGTACCGCCAGAAGAAGCCTTACAACCTTCCTCTGCCGTATGCACGTACCGTTAAGCACATGTATAAGACGTACGCGTCGAATGCCACTGTGCTTGGCACTCCTTACTTACCGAACGACGTTGACACGTCGGCCTCAAACAGGGCGTACGCGCGAGCGTACAACAAGTTTGTGGGAGAAGTCAAGGGCACTACAGCTCAAGTAGCTGTATCCTTGGCCGAACGTAAACAGGCTGTTGACATGATCGCTGATCGTGCTAAACAGCTCTTTTACGCTTATCGGGATGTAAAACGACTCCGGTTTGGTTCTGCTGCGCGTAAGCTCGGCATGACCCGTCCCCCCGACAAGAGGAAACTCAAGCGTCGGGCTCAGGATGCGGGGAGTAACTGGCTAGAGTTTTGGCTCGGCTGGTCTCCTATGATCGGTGATATTGGTGCTGCAATAGAAGTATTGCAGGGCGGTGTGCCTGTCTTCAAGGCGGTGGGCAAGTCGAAAGACGTGTTTACCAACCAGACTAGCATTAACGTCCCCATAACGAACGGTCAGCGTACCGAATCGTTCAAGACAACTCACACTGTGAAGTGGAAGTTGTCAGCAAGGGTTGTGGTTAAAAACCCCAATCTAGGGCTTGCCAATCGTCTGGGTTTTGTAAACCCAGTCTCTGTTGCTTGGGAACTAGTTCCTTTCAGCTTTATTGTTGATTGGTTCGTGAACGTAGGTGATATCCTGGAGTCCTACTCGGACTTTCAGGGATTAGAACTACGGGATGCGTACTATACAAAGTACGGAGTTGTTGAGCAACATGAGGACAAGCGCTATGCCTATCGCGGCGCCGATGCTCCATACTCATGGAACTGGAACTACGACGGGCGTGTACTTGTCATGAATCGCCAAGTGGGGACCCCGCCAGGGCCCCCTCTAGTGATTAAGTCCTTCAAGGGACTTTCGTTGACTCGCGGCTTAACGGCTGTTAGTCTCCTTGTTAACTTTATGCGGAAGTGATTCCGCGCATTCAACCGAAAGCGTTTATGCCTTCAATTGCAAACTTGATCGTCAAAAAGAACGACGAAGCCACCAACGTTACCTTCACTGCCATCCAAGGCAGTGGGGGCGACAAGGCACCCGCCATTTGGCGGAACGAGGCCGCCGGTACGGCAGTCAGCCATCGACCAACGCTACACCTTGCTTCCCGAAATAACGGGACCGGCACGGCACGGCGTCTGGAAGGTCAAGCTGTCTTTCCGACCACGGTCACGGGCTCCGATGGTCGCGTTACCGTCGCCGACCGTCTCATCATCTCGATCCAAGGCGTTATCCCTAACGGGATGCCCACGGCCGAAGTAAATGAGGCAGTCGCGCAATCTTTGAACTTGTTCGCCAGCACCCTGTGCAAGGACTCGTTCAAAGCCGGTTACGCCCCCGCCTGACGTCAGCGGGGTAGCACCATATGTCTAATGTACTTCCACGTGAAGTGGAGCGCATGGTCCTCGCTATGTGCGAAGGCCTCGGCACACCTGTAGCTTTAGGCGTAGCAATACGTACTAGACACGGGTGTTGGGACGATCTCGCCGAGATGCGAGTCGACCCGAAACACTATCTTACCAGCGAATCCTACTGGGCTGACGCCCAGGCTGTCGCACTTCTTCGGAAGTGCGCTGGGTTGCCGACTACCTTCGACCGCAAGGCCGCTGCAGTTGACAACTTCTGGAAAGCTGAGAGAGAGTGTTTCCGCACCAATCAAAGGCTACTACCGCATCTCTTCGGGGCGCATAATGCGCCTGATGATGAAGTGGGCATTCACAGCTTCTTGCTGCGTGTGCGAAAAATAGTAGCCACTATCCTGGGCCCCTGTCCTGATCTCATGGACGGGCGGTTCGGGCCGGGTGCGACATTTGCCGATAGGGGACAGTTATCCACCGTTCCCGACAAGATGTCTTCACGACCTACTTTGACAAGTGAAGCTGTTTGGTTCCTGTTTCCGTGGAGCCTGACTGCGTGGGCGAAAGCCTGTGCAAGCGACACTCGAGAGCCTCTTTTTGTCCGGGGGAATCGTTTCACAACGGTACCCAAGGACTGCACGAAGGACCGCGGCATCGCCGTGGAGCCAAGTGTCAATCTCTATTTTCAGCTAGCCTACGGTGGGCTAATGAAGCAGAGGTTGAAGAGAGCAGGGTTAGACCTGCTGGTAGCGCAAGATATTCACAAGCAGGTTGCTTGTGAGGCCTCAATCAAGGGCCATCTCGCAACTATCGATCTCTCAAATGCCAGCGATACCGTAAGTAAGAACCTTGTCAAGTTCTTACTCCCATCTAGGTGGCACGACGTCTTATCAACGTTACGTAGCCCCCACACCCTCGTCGAAGGACGGTGGGTTTTACTGGAGAAATTCAGTTCGATGGGTAACGGTTACACTTTCGAGCTAGAGACTGTCATCTTTCTCGCCATTTCGATGGCGGCGATGGAAGGCGCAGGCGTTGAGCCCACACCAGGCGAAAACGTTTATGTCTTCGGGGACGACATTATCGTCCCAACAGAATCAGCTAAGAGTGTTGTCGCAGCTTTGCG